TTCAATCCTGTCACCTCAACATATTCTATCCAGGAGAGATTACTATCCGATATAGCTCACATGGAAGAAATGTATGTCAATGGTAGGGTATCATACAACTTAAAATCCCAATTTAGAAAACATGAACTTGTGGGACCAAACAAGATCCTAGTTCCGAAAACAAGACTTGTAGCAATGGGGAATGTGGCCCATCACATAATTTATATGAAAGCAAACAAGGATCTCTTCCTAAAAGTCAAAAATGTCTGGAACAATGGTGGTACAACACCATTTGCCATGGGCATAGATCCAGAACGACACTGGAATGCCGTAGCAAAACATTTAACATATCACGAGTTTATTTTGGACTATGATGTTAAGGCTTGGGAAGAGAAAATAACTCAGAGACTATTATATATGAGTCTTAGGGTCAAATTAAAAATCCTAAAGCAAGCCCATATTGCTCAAGGGATCCCTTTTCCACCTGACCTAGAAGCAATTATGTATGGATTGGTAGTCGACTTTGTTGATTCAGAGGTTATTTTCGAAGATATAGTTTATCATAAGAGGGCCGGACTATTATCAGGACATCCTGGAACATTTATGGAAAATTCTGAAATTCATCTGATGATTATAGGACTTATTATAAGAAGGATTCTGCGAGCCTATGAACCATTGTGGGCAACAACAGCATTCATCCTGAAACATATAAAAATCCTGGTCGCTGCAGATGATGTCCTCCTTGGCATATCTCCGTTGGTCAAAGATATTATAAATCCAGAAAACATAAAAAAGGGATATAAACTTTTAGAGTTCGAAATTACAGCTCCCGACAAGACACCAGAAATTACTTTTGGAACTATACATACTGTACAGTTTTTGAAGACTCACTTTAACTTAGATTCCAGTGGCATATTTCAACCTTTATACAATAGATCTATTATAAACCAATTAATTAATTGGGCTAGAACGGATTCGAAATTGACGTTCACCCAACAGATCATTGTAAATTTTGAAAATGCGCTGAGATTTTGTTACTGGAGAGGTGCCCAAGAGTACGAGGAACTTCGTGAATTGATCAATGCAAACTGCATCAAACACAAGATTCCCTTTCAACACAATCTAAACTACTATGAGTTTGGTCCCTTAATAAAAGCAAGACAAGCTCAGTTAGCTTTAGAAGCTAAAGATACTGATCCTTTAGCTCATCAATGTGACTAGATCAGATTTGCGACAACGTTGTCAG